CATTAGCACAAACATAGCAATTCTCAGAGTTATGTAGTTTTTTAATATTTATAATTTCTAATAAATATTTTTCTAATCTTTGTTTTGCAATTTCTGGACTATATTTATTCCAATAATTATCAATAATAATTCCATAATGAATATCATTCAATCCAATTAATAAATCATTATCCCAATTTTGAATATCATATAGAGGATCACGTTTATATGGTTGTAAATTACTAATAGAATAAGATATAATATCTTTTAATTCATCCCATCTAGCATCGTCTCTAATTAATTTTTTATACGATGTTCTTTGGTTAAAGAATTTCTGTTTTTCCTTTTCAAACTCTATTCTTTTTAATTCATATTCTTGAAGTACCTTATCATCACTAACACTCTCACTAACCATCTTATCCTTCAAATACTTATAAATTGCCAAACCACCATACTCTTTAGGTTGTAATGCTTTTCTTAAAGAATCATAATGACAATTAAAATTGCAATATTCCGCTATATCACTCCAGTCTAAATCATCTGGTTTTTCTTCAATTTTTATTTCTGCTAAACGTAAAAGATATGGTATTGTATCTTCTGATTCTTTTTGTTTGTATCTTTCCATACAATCCCTCAATTCTAATAGGGTAGGGGGAAAAGAGGTATAAAAATATACCTTTATCGACCAAATATATTTAATTGAGTTGACGTACAATCCCACTATTGTAGTCTTTGTCCCAAAAAGTAGAGTATAGTATAGATACTATCTCTACAAAAACAACACCCGTTTTTGTTCTTGTTATAAACACTATACTAATAATAATTCTCTTTTTAAAATATCTTCAATATTATCAAATTCCCAATAAGGAATTCTTAATAAATTTATATTATTATTTTGACAATATGTATTTTTTATATTATCCTTTATTTTTACTTTTTCAAATTCTTCTATTGCTTTTTCTTTCTTAATACCACCAAAACATACTGGTTTAAAATGGTGTTGCCCATCTAATTCAATAATTTTAAATACACTATTATCTATTTTATTATATGTAATAAAATCAAAAGATAATTTATTAATATAAAAACAACCATCAAAAGTTACTTCACTATCAAATAAAAAATTATTATTTGTTAAAAAACTTTCTGTTACATATTCAGAATAAGATTGAACATTTGTACAATGATTGCATCTTTTCTTATTGTAATAAAGTAATATACCTAGTTTAGTTTTAAAAACATGACCACATTCAATACATTTTATTTTTATACTATTATCATTGTATGTATTATATATAATCTCAATAATTTCAATATTATTATCATAATTATGTATAAGATTTTCAACATCATTTATAGTATATCTTTGTAAATCTGATATTCTTTCTTTTTGACATTGATTACACCTTTTACCATTTAAAAAATGATTTAAAGTGATATATTTTTCTCCATGTTTTGGACATATATAATATAATCTTTGTGCATTATTAATATATTCTGTGGTAATTAAAATATATCCTTCTTTTAAAAACATATCACTAATCTGTTTAATATTATATTTCCTTTTTATTTCTGCCATATGTAATTTACTTTCTTCTTTTTGACTAGGATGATAAATACCATGTAACGCAAAATAAACATCCTTATGTTTTTCAGTATTACAATCTGAACATGCGTCTTTTTCTATTGTTTCTCTACCTTTTAAAAATTTCTTCCATAATTTAGGTATTCTTTTACCACAATAATCACATTCAACTTCAACTATTGCATCACTTTTTGGTGGTAAATCATACACGTTTACAATTAAATTCTTATTATATTGTGTAAAAACATGTCCTTTTGAAATATAGTGTTCTTTATTATAGAAATTCCACCTTGTATTTACTATTTTAGTTATTAAAATTATATTCATCTCCTTTATTTTTACAAATAAAAAAGATGATAGAGAAACAGTCTACCATCTAAAAACTCCATACAGAGATACAGTCTGAAGGAGCATAAATATTAAATTATAGGTTGCAAATTGTACCTTTGTTCGTTGCAATTACTTTTGAACTTTTACACAATTTATTTAATTCTTCTTCAAGAGATTCTTTAAATTCAATTTTCCCTTGCATTTCTCCATGAACTAAATAATATTTATCAGTTTGAATATTTTTAAGATAATTAATTAATTCATTTTTATGAATATGAGAAGAAAAAGAATTTAAGCAAGTTATACTACATTTATTTTTATAACTTTTTCCTTCAATATTAATTAATTTCTGTCCATTCTTAATTTTACTTGCTATGCTATTATTAGAACTATATCCAACAAATAAAATATGGCATTTAATATCAGATATAAATTCCTTTAAATAACTAACACTTCTTCCAAATGATAAAAAACCACTTGATGAGAGTACGATCTTAGGACTTTTATCACTAACACAATTTTTACTTTCATTGTAATCTTTAATAAATCTAACATTTTCCCAATTACAAACTTTCTCAAACAATTCTCTATGTTCACCTTGCAAAGCATCTTTATATACTTTTGTAATTTCCCATATTAAAGGGGAGTCTACTATTATAGGAATTTTGAAATCTTTATCTTCACTGAACAACATATATAAATCAGTTAATATTTGTTGACTTCTTGATAAAGAAAATACAGGAATTAATATTCTACCTTTATCCATTAAGCAAACTTGATTAACAATTGTTTTAATTTTTTCTAAATCTTTATTCCTACTAACATTAACATTCTTTTCATCTGCACCATAAGTACATTCACTAATTACTATATTTGCTTTACTACAATATTCTGTATCTTCAACATAGTAATTTTTATTTAAATTACCTTTTAAATCAGAAGTATAAAGTATTTTCTCAATATGTCCTGTACTTGTTTTTAAAAATAATTCTAATTGACAAGCACCAATAATATGAGAATTATGTAAAAATCTAAAACTTGTATTATCATCAAGTTTATGAATAATTCCATAATCATAACTATATGTTAAATCTAATGTATTATAAACATCATCTTCATTGTAATATGGTTCAAATTTAACACCACGTTTTTTTGATATGTACTCAGAATCCTTTCTAATTATATTACTAGAATCTTTTAACATTGGTTTTAATAATTTGGCAGTTATATCTGTAGTTATTATTTTACCATTAAAACCATACTTTATTAATTTAGGCAAAAGACCCATATGATCTATATGAGAATGATTGATAAACACATAATCTATGTTCTTAGTTTTAAAAGGAAAGTGTTTAGCATTATCTTTATAATCTTTTATAGAGTTCGAACTTTGTATCATACCACATTCTAAGAGTATGTTTTTATATTCCGTTTCTATTAAAATCATAGAACCTGTAATTTGAAAACTATTTGCTCCGATAAAACTTATTTTAACTTTTGTTTTCTTTTTGCTCAAGCAAATCAATCCTTTATATTATTGATTTTTTATAAAAATTATTTTTTATATTTAATATATATTCATTTAATTGTATTAAATTATTATTATGAGTGCCATAAACATGATGAAAAGAACCATATTTCTGAAAATCATGACAATTACTACATAAGGTAATGCCATTATCTATATCAAATCTTAACTCTGGATATTTAGAAAAATTTAAAATATGATGTGCTCTTAAATTTCCACCTTTGCTATCTCCACAGCATTGACAAGTATATTTATCACGTTTAAAAATTTTATTTCTCCATTCATTCATTTCTGAAGAATGTCTAATTCTCTCATTTTCTGGAGTTATTCCACCTTTCCATCTTGGATTATTTTCACCAGAGAATCTATCTCTAAATTTAATTCTTAACGTATCTCCATATCTAGAAAAGATAGTATTAATTTTTTTTCTTTAACTTCTTCTCTTTGAGCATTCCATTCAACACCATAATTTATGAGATTATTACTTCTTATTTTATCTTTTATAAAATCTAAATTCATTATATTACTTGTTCCATAATTTTCTACTAAAACTTCTCTTGCTTTTATATTCTTACAATCATCACAGCAATCTTTATCTATTTGTTGATTTACAATATAAATAAGTTTTATAATTTCTTTTAACTATATTTTTATTACAATAATCACACAATACTTCAATTTCTGCATGACTACCTTTAGGTAAATCTTCAACTTTTACAATTATTTTTGTTCCTCTTTTAACTACATCTTTAGGATTTTTCTTACCTATTTTATATGTTGGTATAAAATATCCCAAATTTTTATAATGTTCTATATTTGCACTTGATAATTCTATTTCAACTTCTTTAGTTAATAAAATTTTTATCCCTCCTTATTTTATAAAATAAGGAGATAGAGGGGTGTCTCACGACATGCCATACCTCCAAAATTATATTATCAATTTAATTAATAATCATTTAATTAAAAAATATGATTCACTAATCATAAGATATCAATTCCTCTCGGAAAATTTTTGTTGCTTACTATTCTATAACATTTTTCTTATACATATCCTTAAAAACTTTATCTGCCATCCAATCAGGTACTAAAATTTTTTTTCTTCTACTTTTCTTCTTTTTTGAGGTTCCAGACAAGTCAGGGTACTTTCCCCTTTCCATTTTGAGAATATTATTTTTGATTAACCATTCTTTTTCTTGTTTAGATACTTGTTTCAATGTTTAATTTGATTCTCCTTTTATTTTATTTTGTATTTTAGTTTATTTAGTTTTTGTTTTTAAAAAGAAACGAAAATAGAAAGCGAATGAGGAAATAAAAAAGAGAGTAGGACACATCCTAACTCTCTAAAGTGTAGTCCGAAGACATCCACCGTGATTAGTAAAATTTATTTTAATATACTATACCATATAGTCTGTTTTAATTAATTTTTATTAAGTTATTAAAAACTCAACAATATTAATACTTTGTGATACATAAAATATAGAATTAATTTAAAAAATCCATACTTTTGAGAAATTTATAATATGTATTCTTATAATATTTATCAAATATATTATAATCCCATTCATCTCCTTCTAATACTTCTGCTAATACTTCATTATTTAAAATATCCTCATTCCTAAAACATTCTAATACATTAATTTTATTAGATAAAAATAAAAGATTTAAACATAATATAGAATATTTTGAAAACCCTATATCATCTTGAATTACTTTAAAACATCTTCTAAGTATATGTAAAACAGTGGGTGTATTTATTTTATAATTATTTAATTCTTCAATTGCTTTTAATTTTTCTTTTCTCCTAATACTACTTTTAGCATTATCATTTAATTTACATGTGCCTATTTTTAATCCATTAATTTTTTTACCACAATTACTAACAATATTATATATAACTTTTACTTGTTTTTGATTAAAATTACCATCAATTTCACTTGGAGAAATAAGTAAATCTTTAAAATCTATATTTTTACTTCTATTACCTCCATTAAATATCAAAACATCTTGTAAAATATCCATAGGTGTATTAAATTTTTCAAATACTCTATATTCATCAGATTTAAATATCATAGAAAAGAAATTTGGAACTATCATTTTATAAATTTTCTTACCATATTTATCTTCGTCTTCTACATACATAATATTTTTATTATTTTTTATTTTAATAATTTCTTTCCACATATTAACATTGTCAAATATTTTTTTACTTTTATCTATTTCAATCTGAGATAGGGAAGATAATCTGCTACTTAAATTATATAAATCATTAATTACTTCATCAGATTCTTTTTTAAATATTGCATCATTCATATAAGAATTTATTATTTGTGATAAATTTATTATCTTACCAATATAATTATTACTTAATATAATATCTAATTTATTAATTTCTTTCATATTATATTTTCTTGGTTTTGATTCACCTTTTACCATATTTATAGGTGTTGTAAAATTATCTTCACAATACTTTGCTTTTTCTATTAATATAGGAATTGGAAGAATAAGTAAAGTGTCGGAATCAGTGTCGCACCCCTGTAACCTATCTGGTGCATCATTGTCAAAAAAATTAATTGCACAAATATTATCAGTTAAATTAAACCAATTATATTCCTCATGTTTTTTATTTATAGTGTGCATTACATTTCCAGCATTTACATGAGGATTTCTAGATGCACAAAATTCTTGACTGTCATTATAATATGGACAATATATTTCCCTACCATTCATTATGGATTCGTTTTTATATTTACCTATTGATGCCAACAACATTTCATACGGATTAGAAAATAATGTTACATACTTAGCATTTTTTAATCTTATCTTACCTAACCTTAAATTATTTATATAATTAGAAATTAATTCACCTTTAATATCTTTAAATTTATTAGTTTTTATTACATTATGATTAACTAATAATAAAGCATTTATTAAATCTATAGTATCATATGAGGAAATATCTCCTTCATCAATACTTTCATTAAACAAATAATTTAACTTATAATCTCTTAAAAGATAATTGTGAAAAACCACATTATTATTTTTTAAGAGATTAACATACTCTCTTTCAGATTCAGTTAATATCATTAAATCGTCATGTGTTAAATTTGGTATACTATTTAATAATTGATAAGTAGTTCTATTATAATTACCAAAATTAGTATCTTTATCACATTTGACCACACCAAAAGTAGGATCAATATTATTTATCCAATGTTTATAACATTCTTTTTTTGATCCTGAACCAATTTTATAAGCAAACTTTAAAAATTTTAACGAATTAGGAGTAGTTACCAATTTTATTTTATCAGCATTATATGTATTGCCAAACATATCAGTAAGTTTTGTTATTTTATTTTCTTTAAACCATGCTTGAAGTTTTGTACAAAAAGCACAACATTTAAACATATCACTTCTTAGAAGCATAAACCCTTTATCATTTTTATTATACATTTCAAAAATTGATTCATCTAACAATCCTTGTCCATCAGTGAGGCAGTTATTTAATATTATTTCTTCATTACATGTAGTAATTTCACCATTAATTTCTCTAGTTACATTTGCAGTAACTTTAAATTCTTTACCATAAATATCATTAATTAATAAAATTTCTGTTTTTGGATCTAAATTTATTGTAAAATCTATATGACTTGATATTAAAGATTCATATGCAAGTAAAGAAGTTAAATCTAATTTTTCATTTTTTTCAAATATTAATCCTAATCTACTTTTATTTAATAGTTTTTCTTTCATATTTTCTTGAATAAATAGTGCAAAACCATTTTTTGCTTTACCAGAACCCCTTTTAAAAAAAACATATTTGATATTATCTATTTCAAATCCATTACTATATAAATAATTTCTTATTTTCTTTTTTGTTGCTAATGTTATTCTTTTTCCTTTCTGTTCTTCGCCATTTTTGTCTATATATTTTTTATCTTCATCCCAAATAGTATAATTCTTATCAAAAGTAACATTAATTATTTTCCTTGTATATTGCTTATCATTAAGAATATAAAATGTTCCACTAGGAAATATTTTATTAATTCTTATTGATTCTAAACTATAAGGTATAGTGGCAGAGAATAATTTATTTCTATCTCTATTTTTAGAAGTAGTTTTTTTACCTTCTTGAATATCTTTATATATGTATACTGCTTCTAAATTCATTATATATGTATTTACTTCTTTCATTAAATAATTTCCTCCTTATTAACTAATAATTCATAATCATCTTTGTAATACCATAAAAACCCTTTATGTTGATGACTATTATTTTTAAATTTCCCTTTACAAGCAAATCCTATAGATGAAGAATTAAATCCGTCTTTTTCTGTTTCTTGCAATGATTTATATTCATTAATTAAAATATAATTTAAATCTAATTGAATTACTTTTCTCATACAATATGTATTATTCTGATTATACATTGTTTTATTATTTTGTTCTTTTAATTCTATGTATTTATTATATTTTCTATCTAAATAAATATTAGAATCTGAATAAAGCCAATCTAATATTCCTTCTATAACTTTATTACCGCATATAGACATAGTTAAATTATTATTATCTCTATCTTTAAATCTACTTCTTAAATCTGGTTTGCAATTAAATTTCTCAACAATTATTTTACACACATTATGTATAATTTCTGTTGTCCCTGTAAGTGATAAACTAAATTTTTTATGCCCTGTCTTTTTATTATCTATCCAATATCCTATATGACCATCTCCATCAATTAAACCTCTTATAAAATGATTGTATAAATATATGGGTAATATATCATTATTAGGAAAATCTACTTTATATGTTTTATTTTGAATACAACCTTTATCTACTAATTGATTAGATAAATTTTCACTATATAAATTTAATCTACTAGTTGGTTTAACTTTATATTCTTTTCCATTAAATATTTTTGTTTTAAAGTCATAATGAAGTATTTCTCCAGTATATTGTAATGCATGTTTTATTTTAACCAATATATTTTCATCATCGGATTGTAAATCAATTTTTATTCTTTTATACTTATTATTATTATAACCATCAGCATATAAAAAACCTAATATATATGCTTTTTCTTCAGAATCTATTATATCGAAAAAATGATCATCTATATCAAATTTAAAACAATTTCTACATCCTTTACTAAGACCACTATTTAGAGTAGATGCTTTCATTGATTTTTCCGTACCACATTCACATTTGCATAACCAATTACCATTATTATTATATTTTATTACAGTCCATTTTCCATACTTTTTCCCAGTAATATCAACAAAATTTAATTTTCCAATTCTTTCTTTATTAATACATCCACAAGACCTAGTAGGTTTATATTTTTTATTTAAATCACTTACTTTTATTTTTTTCTCATTTCCACAGTCACATTTACACCATACATATGAATGATTATTAATTGTTTCTGCATATTTTATAACCGTTAATCTTCCTAATTTTTTATCAATTAAATCAAACCAAGAACTACAACCACAAGACTTACTTTTATTATTTAATAAATTATTAGTTGATATTACACCTGTATTACCACATTGACATTGACAGAACCAACCATTTTTATCTTTTCTTAAAACTGTCCAAGCATTAATTTTTTGTCCTGTTAAATCAATATCTTTACATCCACAATGTTTAGTATTATTATTTGTTAAAATTCTTGATTGCACTTTTATATAATTACCACAAGAACATAAACAATTCCATACTACATATTTTCTACCTTTACTATCAATATAATCATCAGTTCTATTTATTACAGTTAATTCTCCAAATATTCTTCCAGTTAAATCATTAAATTTTGGCAATAAAATAATCCTCCTTATGATTTATATTATTAATCTATTAGTTAGTACAAGAGATAAAATAAAATCTCTTGTACTATTTTTACTTAACCAAATTACTTATTCGATTCCTACTCTCCATCACTCACAACATACCTACTTCCAGCAAAACCTTCATCAATCATTTCTCCATGACCACTACCATCTTCATTTCTAACATCTCTATACAATGTATAACTTGCTTTCCACCATTTTTCATTCTGTTCACTAATAAAATACCTAACCGTAAATTCATCACCATTTTCGTTCTTAATATAAACTCGTTTACTTGGTTCAGCATCAACTAACATAATCCTACCAATCAAACCATACTTATTTCTATCATCAAAATTATGTAATACATTGCCTACAAATTCAGGATAACCATAATAACTATAATATTTATCAAATATATCATTACTCACAATCTCAAAATCATCTTCTTCATCTACAAAATCATCACCCTTATAATACTCACAATCCTCACATTCTCTATCTGAACAATCCAATTCTCCTAATTCACCATCATATCCACAAAAACTATTATCATCTTCACTAAAAAATTCA